AGTACATAAGCACGGTTAGCAAGACCTAAATAGCTATAAGCTGCCATTAGTCCGTATTCGTTTACTTCTGAACCGTGTATTGCTGTACCGTTTACTGTTTTAAATTTAGGTTGACCAAATTGTTCAACAAGTTCACGTTGACTTGTTAGTAAATAAGGTTTGTTGGCATTTGCAGGAATTGTTCCTGTTGCAAAGCCAGTACCACTTACGTTATCTTTATTAGATTGTGTGGCTAAAATAATTAAAGGAACTGTTCCTTGGCCAGCAGATCCAAATTGACTTTGGTCAATAATCGAAACTTCTACGCCTGGTGATGTTAGTGCCATTTGTTTTCTCCTCTATAGGTTATACATATTTATACTATTTCGGAGAAATCAGGCTATTTAGCGAAATTCATATTTTCTCAGTATCAGGTTGCACCACTGTTTCTACCTGATTAAACAAAGAGTCTAATGTAGAATTGTTATCTAACATATAATCAAATTTAGTGCCAACCCATGCTGTTTCGCTGGCATGAACTCCTAATGCTTTGAGCTTTTCGGCAGCAAATACATCTCCTTCATTTGCCTTGGCGGCCATAATATGCCAACTGGGCAATTCTCCACGGTTAACACAAACAATAATGCCGCTGGCATTTTTAATACTGGCTATTTCATTAGGAAATCTACAATCACTGATAACAATATTATCTTTGCTTCTACGTAATTTATTTTCTACACTGGCGATCCAGATGTCGTCATGAAAGCCTCGTCTGCACACTTCCGTACCCCATTGCTGTAATACCCACCGTGGTGTTAGATCGGGCAAGTTCAATCGTTCTGCCCACCAAGGATCCACTTGTTCTCGCCATTCACGTGCTTCTTTAGTACGACCTTCCAGCATAACCCTGTCCCAGCCGAACACTGCGGCTACTGCATCTTTTAATGTATTAGCAAAACTTTCACGACGAAAGCCGTGTACGTTTACCAGATAGTCTGCAATAGTATCTTTGCCGCTGCCAATAAAACCACATACTCCGATAATCATTTTAATGTCTCCTCTAACCAGATTTTACATTCGGGCCATTGTTTGTATATATGAGATAACCCGCCAGCACTACGCCATTCACTACAGTTACTTGTTCTATCATCAATAAGGATATCGCCTTCTTGACAATGGCGATATTTGTCGTGACTAAACGGACCAAAGAACACTGTGATATCAGGATAGCGTTCATGCGCCCACCATATTTTGTCGCTGGCAGCATAGGGCATTGTATAGTCATGTGGTAGTGCTGTTAAGAAGAACAAACCGCAGCCAGTACGGTCTCTGTAATCTCTGCACCATTGTACAAGTTCATCGGCACCCGACTTTTTAGGAAGATCTCGATAAAAACGTTGTCGTGTTTGAAGTTTTTTCCAGTCGCTGTCTGGAATCCGTTCTCCGTAATTCCAGTCACGCTTGACCATTTCTCTAGCAGTTGCCATCCAGTCTGCTACTACATCGTCCATGTCTAAATATATATTCATAGTGCTAGTATATAGCATTAGAATCTAGTTGTCAATGAATATTTTACTTTTTAGGTGTGGGATTTTCGCCAGTTAATTTTGGTCTAGCAAACCATAACTTAAACCATTCGTCGGTGCCTGGACGAATATTATTCTTACGCATATACTCACCTTTGTCAGTTCCGATCTCGCCGGTGATAGGACTAGGGGCATTCTTATCAATGCCAGCGAGTTTGCGTAATTTATCTTTATCCAATTATGAATCCCAGTGGGTCTGAACCGTCAGCGTATAATTTTAAGTCTTCTTCTAACTTTTCCATGTCTGCGGCCGCTTCTGATTTTAAGTTATCACCATTCAAACTTGTTCCACCTTGTGGGCCTGCAATGGTACTGAACTTACTACGAGCTTCACCTAGAATAAACTTGGCCTGTGCCATAGCATAATCTTTAATCCACGGTCCACAATAGACATCGTTTAATAATTCTTCGTCGGCTTTTTCAACAAACGTCCAAAGATACACTTCATCGTCTGCTCTAAACTTACGATGTATGAATAACGTACGATCACCGGGATTAAATGTAAAAGTACAGTATGCTCCAAACATACGTGCTAAAAGTTCTCTACGATCTGCGTATAGTTCGTAGTTTAATAGACCTGAGAAGTTAGTATTACTCTGCAATAACATGTTGCTTAGGTACATTGTGTTAAATGGTTCGAAGTCAACACCTGTACTGCTAATACCCATAGCACCAGTATGACGTAGAAATACATCACGAACATTAACTACTTGTTGTGGTAGTTGATATTCTTGTTGTTCCATTTTAATGTTTAATTTTAGGAACTTTTCTATAACTGCTCTGCTGCCGCGTTGACGATATTTGCGTAGTGCTTTTGAGATAGCCAAGTCGTAGTGAGCAGAATCCAATTCTACGTCCACCATGCCGCCACCTAGGCGTAATTCTATCTCTTTAATTAATTCGTCTTTGACGCTCATAAGAAAATCTCCCGTTATGTATATTTAGCGGGAGATTTTAGTTTTATTATTTAAAAAAGTAAACAACCCAAAGGTATACCAAATTGCCTATCTTGACTTGCTGATTTTGCAGAGTTCAAAGGAACTTTTTGCGATAATCTTGCTGTATTATTGTTAGAAGGATACCAATTTACATACAAATAGATCCACGATCCGGCATAGGCACCATCATACCAGTTTGTAAAATTAAAGTTTTGTGCAGTGCCGTCGCCGCCGTTGTTGTGTCCGACTTTTGCCCATTTAACAATATATGCTGGGTCATCTAACGTATTAATAAAAATCTCTACTGCTTTGTGTAATCTATTTTCCAGTACTGGATCTATTGCAACGCCCGCCAATTTAGCCAAATACATAGATGTCATGATTTCATTGAGAGAAGAAAAATGATACCACATAGCTCTATTTCCACGAGTTGTTCTATCTTTGATAGAACCGTCCTCATTGACCAGCGATAAAATACCTTGCATTAATTTACGCACCATAGGTGTAGTTGCGGCAACACCCGATTTGTCAGTAATACGCCTTATTTCCCAATGGTATCTTCCCATGCCCAGACCAAAAAATACATTGTCCGGGTCTGGTGTGTTTACGTCCCAAAAATCCAACCAACTCATAATTTTGGAATGTTTGGTTGGCTCATTTTCTTTAGCCCAATCTGATATAAGACTATATGAAGGTCTAATAGATTCCACCATCTCCATTATAAAGTTATTATCTTGAATGGCGCTTAAATCATTACCCTGCGGGTCTATCCATTGAGTGCATGTAGAATCCCACCCTGTCATGGGATTCCAACATAGTTTACTACCTTTAAATGCATCTGCTGCCGCCCAGCGATGAAGATTTGATACCAGCGTTGATTTCAGAACCGCATCATTTTTTTCTTTTGCAACTGACGAAAAATTAGAAAATGCAATTACAAAATTTTGACTAGAGTCTGCACCGAACACATTTTTAGAGTTATACCAATTACTTGTCAAGCCTGAGAAATTATATACCGGTTCAGCATTTAATAAACTAATCGAAGATTGTTCTGTACATGCTATGTCTTTATTTTTTAGTTCACTAGATTTAACCGACAGCACAGATCCGACATTAATAACAACATCGTAATAAACAAAACCATATGCATTTACACTAGGAATTGTAAGCTGATTTTTATATGGGTCATATGAATCCATCGTATCGATGGGTTTTGCTGGATATTTAGAATCTAGACTAGAACCGCCTACAGTTAATATAGGACCAACTGTAATAACAACATCACGATAAATTGTATCTCCCAACACTACTGCCGGAATTGTTAATTGATTGTTTACGTGATTATAAGTATCTGCGGCATATACAGCTGGAGATAAAAAAGTTACTAAGGATAAAAATAATTCAGTAATGTATTTCATATTAGCCGCCATTCTTTTTTAAGACAGGAGCAAACGGATCGGTTGGCGCAGGCGCAACCGGTTGTTCAGGTAACGGTTTACTCGACACTTCTTGAAAAGGATTAGATTGTGGAGTACTCGAAGAGCCTCCACAGGCTGTCAGCCATAATGCTAAAACTAAAATTAAGTATTTCATTTGTATACCTTTAACAAAATTACATCTGTACTTATACGGCCATTAAGTTTGATCTCTGTGCTTTTAATTCCTTTAAACCATTTCTTAGCGGCAGGCTTGCCATTTGCAGTAAACTCTTTAATCTGTTCTTTTGGCTTGCGTAGTGTCTTTTGCACACTTGCTGTGGCATCAAATCCCATAATAGAACTGTTCTTAACTGTTAGTGTACCTGCATATTGGTCTGCAATATAGATACCCAACTTGCGTGTCTTAGTATTGTAGACCCACAGCTCTTGTGCTGTAAGGATTGTAGTCGGATCCGCACTTTTGAGAGCCAGCTCTTTAAACTCTTTTGCGTACTTCAATTTAGCCACTACCTTTTCTGGCAGTACTGCTTTCTTTTTACGTGGAGCCTTGGCAGCTTTCTTAACTACATTGTAGCTGTTAGCATCTGTTAGAGCCTGTGTCCACCATTTAACCATGGCAGTAATCTGGCGCTTGCCTAAATGCTTGTAAGCTTCTAATACCTGAGGATCTTTGCTGTTGTTGACTTCTTCAAATTCTGAGATCTTTTTGCTGATGAACTCTGTTACAGTTTTAACCTGTACTGCTGGCACATTCATTTGTGTCATCAACTCCACTAGTTTAGGCTCACCTTTAAACTCCGCAATAAAGTCATCAAAGCGACCTTCTAGTTCTCCCAAGAACTCTGACGTCTTTTCTGCCATGCGTTCTTGTATGTTAAACTTTGGTTTGTCGTCTACTACAACTTCTACAACTTGAGTAGAAGTGTCGACACCTTTGTCTGCTTGTTTAAGTTGTTTGACCAAAGTACGTAGTGTGCCAAAACGTAGTGCCAAACCAACACGGCCTGCTCTTAGTGCAAATCCTACTGTGGTACCGGGCCACACATCGCCACGACGAACTGCATCTGCTGTTTTTTGGCGACGTGGATTACGTGCAAGGAATTGGCTAAGCCATTCTGCGCTTTTCTTTTTGTCTTGTGTGTGTGCATACCAATTAAGTGTACGCATGACCTGTGTCCTGTACTCGCTGTCAGTCCAGGCCTGTTGTTCTTCTACGCTAGGGTAAGTTGGCTCCTCGCCAACATACTTGACATCTACTTCTCGGTAGACGATTGTTTTGGCCGGGGGCTCGTAGCGCCATGCTAATTTATCTGTGCTTGTTTGTTTAACTGTTTTTTTGGTAGCCATACTTGCTCCTAGTAAAAATGTAATTATACACTAACTTCTATTTTGTGTCAATTGCCCTACGCAACAGGATTTCTTGTTTTGAGAACGCATCCAATTCCCAAGGCTGATCTAAATACTTTGTTTTCTTGCTGTAGCGTTTACCTTTCCAAATCCTAGCTTCATTTGGAAGGAATTTCATTTGCCCTTTAGCCAGTTGTTTAACATGTACCATTTCGTGTGCTAAAGTGGTAGACATTTCCATCAATCGCATTGGTGTAAGACGCTTTGGTGCTTTAATCAATACCATCATACAATCGGCTAGCTCGATATTCATTGTAGCACCTTGGAAATCATCATCCAAGTCTTTAGTAACTTTTACTAGAACTGCTCGTTTGCTATTAACTAGTCCCAACTGCTCAATAAACGATGGCATTAAACTGTTTAAAAACTTTTTAATTTTTGGATTGTCCGCATCCACATCATATTCCATCATACTCTCTCCAATTTGTGTGTATAGTATATTATACTACAAGAGTGAATTTATGTCAATTAAACCAGAATTTTCTCTGTGTAGCCAATTAAAAGTTATAGGTAAATAGTATTACTATGCCAAGACTAAGCCTGTGGAAACCTGAAAAAACTAACGACTACCATTTCATGGATAGACTTATCCGTGAACAATTTTTGGTAGGCGGAACTGGTGTGTTGATCCACAAATATTTACAACCTGCTGATCAGGGTGCCAGTAATGATCCGACCAAGCCTAACTATAGAGCCGACGACATTCTCAACGAAACTAAGATTCAAGACTTGTTATTCTTAGAAAATCGTGATAGAATTTATGATCCTGATATATATGAACTTCGCGGAGTTTATAATGTCGGAGATCAAGACTTTGACTTAACACAATTCGGTTTGTTTTTAAGTGCTGATACTATCTATATCTCTTTCCATACCAATGACATGGTTGAACGTATGGGCAGAAAACTCATGGCCGGTGACGTATTAGAACTACCGCATATTCGAGATGATTTATTATTGGACGAAACCAAGCCAGCTATTAATAAGTTCTACGTTATTCAAGATGCTAGTCGTGCCGCAGAAGGTTTTAGTCAAACTTGGTATCCACACATTTGGCGCATTAAAGCCAGCCCAATGACTGATGCTCAAGAGTATAGAGATATTTTATCACAGCCCACAGACAATGGTGTTGACACATTAAAAGATGCATTGAGCACGTATCAAAAAGAACTGGAAATATCCAAAGCTATTATTGCTCGCGGCGAACAGCTTGCACCTACTATTTTAGATGATGGCAGTAATATATTGCAGAACACAACCAAGCCTTATCAAGCAGATGCTGATCCAACTTATAATCACGGAGAAGCATTAGACTCGGGCCTAAGTTTCCCTTTAACTCCAAAACAAGGTGATTTCTTTTTACGCACAGACTACAAACCCGCGGCATTGTTTGCGTATCGTGGAACACGTTGGCAACGTATGCAAACTGATAATGGACCAGTTGACCTAAGAGATAAAGTTCTCAATGCCGCTGGCTTTATCAATAATGATGCTGTCACTGTTGTTGGTAATCAAGAATTCCCAGAACGTCAAGCACTGAGCCAAGTAGTATTACCCAAATCAGATTTTTAATTATGCAACAATATTTTTACGATGAACAAATAAGAAAATACCTAACCCAGTTTATGCGTATACTAGGGGGATTTTCAGTTAAAACTGGCAAAGATCGAAACGGCAACGAAAGTTATATTCAAGTGCCTGTGCGCTATGGCGACATTAATCGTATGGCCGCTCACATACTAAAAAATCAAAGTGAGAACATGATTAATACTGTTCCATTTATCAGTGTGTATGTAACCGATTTACAGATCAGTGCCGAGCGTAGAAGTAATCCCACTCACGTTAGCAAAGTTCAAGTCTACGAAAAGAAAGTCGATCCCGCAACTGGAGATTACATCGAAGGCGAAGTAGGTAATACGTATACTGTAGAACGCTATATGCCAGTGCCTTATGACTTAACAGTACAAGTAGATATATGGACCAGTAACACAGATCAAAAGCTACAATTAATAGAACAATTATTGGTATTATTTAATCCCAGTATTAACTTAAAATCCAACAGCAATCCCTTTGACTGGAGCAACTTAACCTACACCGAATTAGTCAACGTTATATGGAGTGTTCGACAAGTTCCTCAGGGCACCGACGACATCATCGATGTTGCAGCATTAAATTTTAACATTCCTATATTAATTAATCCTCCGGCCAAAGTTAAACGTCAAACACTTATACATACAATTTTAAATGAAATTAAAAAATTAAAAGAAGAAGATCCATTAGATTGGATTGAAGATGACCCTATACCAAACAAACAATGGGTAGTGGTTACATTTGAAAATTTAAAATTGCAGGTCAGAATAGAAGGCGATCGTGCCACTCTTTTAAACAAAGCAGGTGGGCTCACTGACGAAGACGGCAACTTACTATCATGGGAAACTTTATTAACACCATTTGGTGATTTAAGATTAGGTATTAGTAATCTACGTCTACGACGAGGCAGTGATCCCAGTGATCCCAACAATGATATTGTTGCCACTGTTGCAGAAATAGACGCAGATAATCCTAATGTTGCTGTCATAGATGTTGATCAAGATAGTTTGCCCAGTGCTAGTTTAGCGGCTATCAATGCAATCATTAATCCTAGCCGTGTTGCTCCTGGCAGAAATTTACCTGCGGCAATAACAGGACAACGTTATCTAGTATTAGAAGATGTGCCTAATAATAATTTCTGGGGTGTAACAGATGCTAAGGCCAATGATATTATACAATACAATGGCAGTAACTGGATTGTAAGTTTTAATTCATCTGCTAATACTGATGCCATTGTATTAAATACAACTACTGGAATATTGTACGAGTGGCGATCAGGTCAGTGGATTAGTGTCTTCGAAGGCACATACCAAAACGGATGGTGGAGAATTTATCTTTGAAACAGTTTAGAGGCGTTGGGGCTATTATAGTCAGCGAAGACTCTGGACGAGTTATGACAGTGTTACGCAGTCCTCAAGAAAGCTATCCTAACACTTGGACGTTTGCCGGAGGTAAAGTTGAAGCCGATGAATCAGAAATCAACGGACTACGTAGAGAGTTACAAGAAGAACTTCAACTAATTAAAATAAAAAAAATAATACCGTTGCATAGATATCAAAGTCGAAGTAAAGATTTTGTCTATGATACTTTTGTGGTGTTGGTTAACAAAGAATTTATACCCGAGCTTAATTGGGAGAATGCAGGCTATGCATGGACTAGCATAGATAGTTTACCCAGCCCATTGCATCCAAAAGCAAGACAAATGATTAGTTCTAGCAGACTAATTAAAAAATTTAAAAACTTCTATAGTTGGATTGATAAGAAGAATGTCAGCAGAGATAATTCCATTCCCGAAAAAGATAAAACTACGACGATTTAAAAGCGTTGATTTATATCATTGTTGGGATCGTCGATTAGACAATCCCTTGCTGAATAGCTTGTTCAAACAAGAAGTCAGTTATGCAGAGCGTTGGTACTTGCAGACTGTGCATCTTCTTAACATGGAATTAGTCGAGCATCCGTTGATAATAAATTTAATGGCAGATAATACTTTGGACTTACTAATCGAGCTTATTAAAAAAGATTTAGAGATTCAAAAATCTGTGGAAGATGATGTTACTGTAGCCACAGATTATAATTTAATTATACTCACCAAGTGGCTGGTTAAGTTTCAAGGTCTACTTCAATACCGTCATCGACTTTATAACTTTTAGTACCAAGATGGCCTAACTCACAGGTTGTTTGTACATCAAGCCAAATATCTGTGCTGATACATTTTCTAAAAAACTCAATGTCTTCACCTGTGTAGTGACCGTCATAGTAGCCTATTTCAAACCAAGGCTGTTTAATTTTCTTAAACACTGGAGTTTTAATTAAACAAAAACCTAGGCCCATTGCTGCCACTTTGATGTGACTGTCTGTTTGTTCGTCGCATCGTACGTGCGTATCCCAAGCGTCAATTTCTGTCCATGCTGTTGTAATAAACGGCGCAACACGTTTGCTGTAAGCGGCACCAACAATGTCTTCATCGAAATCCAATAAATTAATTACATGATATGGTTCAAATTCCATGTCACTGTCAATAAACATAACATGAGTTGCTTCCCATTCTTGTGCCGACTTAACAAGTTCATAACGCTGATTTACAATCAAAGTTCCTGGACTTATAAAGAGTTTGTTATCAATTTCCAATTCAGCTAACAGGCTAGCAAGATTGTACAAGCAATAACTAGTCGCGGTGTGCATCTGGTCTCTAGCTGGTATACATATTGCCAACTTTATTTCAGAGTATTTGTTTGTCATTTAATTTTCTTTAACAGCAATTTCTTAGCTGGGGCTTGTTCTTTAGAGTTAGATTCGGTTTGTGTTGGCTCTGGGGCTGAAATTCCAATTTCCATTTCAGCGTTGGCTGTGGCAACTTTAATTGCATTTGCTAATTTAACGCAAATTTGTGTGGACTTGATATATAAGTCTTCGGGTAGCTTGACCATTTTGCTCATAGTTTCAACTGTGGGTCTTCCGAAAGTTAATAACTCTATAGCGGCCTGTTTGCCTAAAAAGTTTACCCAATAGTCTTGTTCGGAATCTTGCCAATTATTAACAGCGTCCGTTAATGTTGCAGTATCCTGTTGATCTAGAATTTTTAGTAGTTTAGATTTTTCTTCTTCTAAACACTGTTTTTCAAAAGTTCGAGTTTCTGTTTCCAGATCACTGTCGATCTTTCTAATTTTATTAATTATATCTATAACAGAACGCGAATATGCCGATCCTGTGAGATTATTAAAATTTTCTTGTTCAAAATCACTGAGAACATGAAACGGGCAAGAATCTAGCAATTCTTTATACCTGTTATTTGTTGGTTTAGCAGTTGTCTTTTTTGTGGTCATAAAAAAATACCTTGATGTTATTCAAGGTATTTATAATCTACTATCTTAAAATTAATGTGCGTAAGGTGTTGTCTGACCGCCGAATCTAGAACTTAAACTAATTTGAGTTCCAGCTGATTGACCAATCAATCCGCCTAATGTGCCACTCAATGTAATGTTTTGTCCCGCACCTGGCGTGATGTTGGTGTATGCTTTACGCACACGACCCATTACAATTTCGCTGCCTGTTGCTGGTAATAATGCCATTTATAAATCTCCTATTGAATTATTTATCGTAAATAATGATTTTGACTTATAAGAAGGGAGTTTCCTCCCTTCTTATTCTACAAATTAATGTAAAGTCTTTTTCATATCCTTACGAAGTTCTTCAATCATAGCTTGTTGCTCTTTAATAGCTTCAACTAGCACGGATACAACTTTGTCATAACGAATAGTTTTGTAACCAGCCAATGCAGATTGTGTTACCAATTCTGGCATAACTGCTTCAACTTCACCTGCCAATAAACCAATTTGGTTATCATAACGTGAAACACCTAATTCGTGAGCTAATTCGTTGGCCTTGTATGTGTAACCACCAATTGCCATAACTTTGCTCAACGCATCTTGAATTGGAGCAATATCTTGCTTCAAGCGTTCGTCAGAGAAGTAAGCTGTGATCTCACCACTAGCAGTAATACTACCAGTTACTGACAAATTGCCACCAATTGAACCACCACTTGTTGACAAGCTGTTAGTAATTGTAGCTGTTGAGCCTTCGCCTGCTGTGTGGCTTACACTGATACCTGTACCGGCTGTTACACCAGACATGTAGTTACCAGTTGTATCTGTACCAAGTGCAACAGAGTTGGCAGCAATAGTTGCAGTCAATGTTACACCCGAGCTTCCGTCAATACTGACGTTACCCGACAAATCACCTGCTAATGTAATTGTACGTGATGAACTCCACTTACCTGCTTTTTGTGCATAGCTAACGTCACCTGATTCACCAGAACCTGAACCGTCGTCTGATAGTGCTTTGGCAGCAAGAATAGAAACGTTACGCTCTAAATCTGCCAAACGGCGCAAGCTAGACTTGCTACCTGAGAAAACAATTTCGGTACCGCCTGGGGTACCTGTTGATTCAACTAAAGAACCTGATGTGTTTAGCTTATAGTTCTTTGTTGAATCAAGTGCCTGGACTGCTGTAGTACCTGCACTTCGTAATTCGCGTTTTGCCATTTTATTTCTCCTTAAAGAGTTAAACTAGTTCGAAGGAATAATCATTTATTCCCATAGCCACTGATTATTAATCAGCGCATCAGCAAGGGGTTTGGCAACCCCTTGCATTTGACTAGTTAGATTAGCTTAATTTGCTACCTGTAACTTCGATTTCGTCACCTTCTGCTAGACCTGTACCACTAGCAATAGTCAACGTTGTACCGCTTACGCTGTACTCTGTTGGACGCAATGGAACACGGTTTAATAACACCATGTGATGTACGCTACCGCTTAGATCAGCAAATGTAAATGTAACAGCACCAGAAACGTTTGCTGTTTCTTGGCCTGCTGATACTGTTTGGTATGTAGCATGATAGTGAGCAAGTGTTTTAGCACCTGTTGAACCGTTCAAGCTAGTAACACCTGCATTAGAAATCACACCAGTTGAACTGTTGTAACTAATACCAGTGCTGCCACTTATTGCACCACGTGCCAATGCATCTGTGTACTGAGTGATAGTAGAACTAATTGCACCAGTTGAACTGTTATAACTAATACCAGTGCTGCCACTTATTGCACCACGTGCCAATGCATCTGTGTACTGAGTGATAGTAGAACTAATTGCACCAGTTGAACTGTTATAACTAATACCAGTG